TCCTACGACACGAACATTGTAACCTGTTGTGCCTGACCCAATAAGCTGAATAGTAAACGAATTAGTATCAGCTTGGCTTGATGTGGGGTTCACGCCTAAGAGGATTGGGTTTGTCAGCCCAAGAGATAGTTTAAATATAAACTCAACTGTGAACGTGTCTTGGTTTCCTGCACTACTAGGGGTTCGTGCTAACTGCCCACTGCTACCATCAAACAGCCCACTGCCATCAACGACGTGCCCACCTGAAGCAGGAGCTAATAAAACTGGAAATGAGCCTGGAATCATTGTTACTTTTCCTTAAAACAAAATTGTATTAATTATGATACTGCTTGAACAGCCGAAACGGTAATGTTGTTTGCAGAAGTAACATAATATGAAAGAACATCAGTTCCACTTACAGTAATAACAGGAGCAGTACCAGCAGCAAAGTCCCAATCAGCACCCCAAGAAACAGTATGGGATCCACCATTTGTTATTGTTATAATTCCACCCTGACCAGCAACTTGGTTTGTTGGATTATTTATTACAATGTTTCCAGCTAATGTCATACTGAACATATTACCAGTAGCAAAGTCTTGACGGAAAGTGGTGTTTGCAATCAAAGAACCAGCAGCTTGAACAGTACCACGTTGTGATGCAGAGTATACTTGAGCAACATCTAACTTAGCAGTGTCAGCATCAAATGCTTGAATGTTTGTACCAATTAATGCACCAGTACCTAGTTTAGCTACGGTAACAGCAGTATCATTAATTTTTGCTGTCGTAACACTATCATCAGCAACTGTTGTTACTTCAACAGGAACATATCCTATGTATGCCATTTCTGACTACTCCTTTAAGTTATTTTAAGACTGGTCAAGAACTGACATTACAGCGTCAATTGAAGAAGCTGTATTTGCAGAAACTTTAATTGAATCACCAACTGTGAGAACAATTTTTTGATCGCCGCCGATTGGAACAAGTGAACTACCAGCAGGTAGAGGAGCGTTCTTGATAATATATGTATCATTAGAAGCATCGTTATATGTTACGTTTACAGTAATTGCAGAAGCAGATACGTTTGATACTGTAAGACCAATACATGTTTCAGTATGAGAACCAGCAACAGTGTGACTACCAACTGCAGTTAGTGAAGTACCGACAGCGCGAGATGTGTATGTTTCGAAGACATTTGCCATTTTTTATTATCCTAATGCAATTGCGAAAGCGAGAGAGTCATCTGTCGTACCAGGAGCGGCACCATTGACTAACAGTGTTCCGTTAATGTTTGTGTTTGATGTGATTAAAAGAGTTCCTCCAGCAACATTTGTATTTGCACTACTTAGTGCTGTTGCCCCAGAACCAGATACCGTTAGACTACCCGCAGTAGCCAACCCTGTTGATGTAACAGTACCACCAGTTACAGTATTCGATGCGTTGATAGTGTTTGGATTTGGATTAACTTCAAAGAGTTTAGTAAATCCGGAGTTCGAGCGAACCCTCCACGTATCAAACGTATCTGATAATGCTACGTTAGCTACTTTATTGCTCATTGTTATCTACCCTTTTGTAAAGAAAGAAAGTTTGTCAACAATTCTTTCACTTCTATGAGTTCCTGTTTCATATTATTTATATCATATGAAATTTGAGTATGTTGACTTTTTATATTATTTATTTCATTAGTCATTGCTAATTTGTTTTTTCGTTTTTCTTTATATGCTCTCAATGCTCTATTATCAACAGAAAGAACAGCACCATTATTTTCGTCTTTTTTATAGGCTTCTTCATCTTTTATATTTTGTAATTGCATTTATTTATTACCTTAGATTTGAAGAGCTATAGCACGGAAATCTGTTACCCTAGGAACTATAGAGGAACTGGTTGAAAGAAGTACTGCTTTGATTTTGAAATATTTAAATCCTGTATATGTTACACCTGCGCTTGTAGTATATTCAGCTTGGCCACCAGCACCAGTTAAGGAAGCTGTTGGGATACCATATTCAAACTCTCTGAAATCATCTCTGTTTTCTGAATCAGAAACAACTGTTGAAGAAGTTGTCTGTGTAAGTTCTAACCACGTTCTGTCATCAATTGATTCACCATCTTCGCCGTTCAATAATTTAACATATAATTTAATATTAGCAGTCGATGGTTTGTATGCAGTAATAAAGACTTTTAGATCCTCAGCATCTTGACCATCAGCAAGTGTTACTGTTCTTTGGACATAACGAGCGATAGCATTACCGTTGCCTGTAGTATTTTCATTTGTATCATCATTATTTATAAGGTTTTCTATAGTAAATAATGCAGAACGATCATTATCAATTGCAGGTGAATGCCTTACGTTTGCACCGTTTGTGAGTGCTGTAGTAAACTGAGCAGACTTAGCACTTGATATGTTTGAAATTTCATTTGTACGACTCAATACAAACCTACGTGTATCATATGAAGTATCAGTATTAATGTTTGCTTTTCTGAATGCTGTATCAAGAGCACTAGCAGATGTTGCAAGTTTAGCAGTTAATACCGCAGTTGTATCTTGAAGTTCGAGCTTACTTTGGAATGATCTAAACGTATCGATTGATAGATTATCCACACTTGCAATACGAGCATCAAGTCCACTTATCTGACCACGTATATATGTATTAGCTACAAACGATCCACTTGGAGCCGATAGATGAACCATCGTGTTTGCTTGAGTAATAGCATCATAGAAATATACTTTACCTGTCGATGTTGCTTGACTACTAACCGTTGCCGTATTAGAACCAGCAATACCAGCTTTATAAAGCGTAACTGTTTCAGTGTTTGTAAACTTAGAAGCCGTTGTAACTTCTTTCAATCGAATTGCTGATCCACTAACATCTGTTACTGTACCATTAGCACTTGATGTACCGCCAACCAAAGTATCGCCAGCAGCAATGCCTCCTGGAGCAGCAGATAGTGTCAATGTTGTTTCACCATTAACTTGCTCACCAACACGGTTAAACAAATCTGCTGTATCTTTAGTATCAATTGTTAGATACTCTTTATCGATATTTTTAAATATAGCACTACCAGATTGATTTGTTCCAAAGTTTGCAAAATGCATCTTGAACTTAATATCTTCTTCTTGAATTGCAGTCCATGTCTTATCGTTAGCAGAAGCAAACAATGTACCAGCAGCAGGTTGAGAAACTATTCTATTTCCTGTAATGAGATCAGTTTCACCAAGTCGAGCAGTCCAAACCGTAACATTAGGATTACCATCGGCTGGCTTAATAAGAAGTGCATAGTCTATATTATTGAGTAGATATACAGGAGTTTCAAAAATAATAGGAGTTGCTGCTGCGCTTGTAGTTGATATATTAATATCTGCCGCAGGTAAAACAATTTTACTAAACGGAACAACTCTATTTGTTACATATGCTGTAGATGGATCTGTTTCTCTTATTTCAACAACAACTGGTTGAGTTGCATCTTTTGAAGCAAAGAACAAATCAATCTTCGTTAAGAACGCCCCAGGAATATCTGAATCAATACCATCTGCAACACGGAATGTTTGCGCGAGTGGATCTGTACGTCTTTGTACTTGTGATACAACAACTCTCTCTTCTTGTAATTGTTGTGTTGAAACATCAACTTCTCTTGTTGCAATAATAGTCCCTTGTGTACTTACATCTAACCCGCCAGCACTATAGTTTGATTCTGCCGCAGTTGTTGCAGCGCCAAGACTACTACTATTTGTTATGCTATCTGTAATTCTTAATTTAAGATTTCCAACTGGGAATCTAAGTTGATCGTCATTTGGAATTCTAAAGTTACCATATAGAATACCATTCGCGTCACTGATAAGTGCGCTGCCCTCCGAAGCTGTATTTGCAAACGATGTATTTGCTGGCGCGACATACTCATTAACACTTGTATCATCAAAGAACGCATACACACGAGTATTAGGTTTCAAACCTTCTGCTGTAAATTGTACCACACGCGAACGCATGTATGGGATTAAAGAAACATTTTGTACTGAATCGCCAAGATTAGTTTCTTGTTCGCCAGCAGGTTCAACAGCAAGCTGTCTTCCAGTTCTTTCTTGAGTCGTAAATATTTGATTTCCACGTTGCTGTGCGTCTGTTGCACCCCAACCACCCCACTCTGTACCAAGCCAGTTTGCAATTTCTTGGAAACCTTCTGCAATAAATCCAAAGTCAACTGTTACTGATGGAGCTTCTACAGTATCATTCCAATAATCGGTTGATGGGTTTAATGTTAGAACACCTTTAAAGTTAAAGTTTAAACCAGCTACGTTTCTTGTATCTGTAGCAAATGGCTGATCAATTGTTGCATCATGTGTCCAAGGAAGCATGATAAGTTTACCAGCGCCTGATTTTGAAACAGCAGAGACAGGAGAAGTAGCAGACGATGTGCCACCGACAACATTAGCAGTAGTGTCAAATGTTCCGACTACTTGATCTAGATAAAGTTTTGTTCCAACTTGATAAACAAGTTTACCAGTTGCTGCGCCCTGTGTTATTGTTTCACCAACAGTGTAGGTTGATGTTGTTGAAGTTATAGTAACAGTTGTATCTTTAGATGTATCTGTTACGTTTGTTGATTCTGCACTGATAAAGTTAAGCTGAACATCATCTACTTTAAATGATGGACGAAGTTCTTTATTTCTTTTATCAAGTGAAATTTTATATCCTTCATCATAGAAGTCAGAAGAACTAAAGTCAACAAACTGATCAACAATGATACCATTTTTAAATCTATCAGCACCAGAACTATCAGCAAGGAATAACGACTTTGTGTCAGTCTCTAGTAATGAAAGAGATGTGTAATATTCTAAATTGTCAATACGTTGCTCAAGACCTTGAATATCCCTCATTGTAAAGCGTCGAGTACGAACTGGATCAACTTTGATTGATAAGTCGCCACGACCAGAAGGAGATGTTGCAGTATTAACACGCTTTGCATTTTCTTGTGGTAATGAAGGATATGGTTTTACATTTACTATAGCAATCGTCATACCATCAGATGCACCTTGCGGTGTCTGTGGATTGAGGTCTGGAACACCTTTGACAACTCTGAACGTACCTGTAGATGTAATAACAATTCTATCTTTACGAGGAAGGTAATAATCAAAGTCAGTTGTAAATGATTCGTTAGGAGCCATAAACCTTAAACCACCACTTGGCTCAACAATTGATGTTGAAACAGCAGGAGTTGCTGGACTTGGTAATGATGTTGTGGGAGCACAAGTATTTGCAATCAATGGACGGATATCAATTTGATCTCGCAGATCATAACGCAAACCAGTCGTTGGAGATGTATATACTGGGATCTCCGAAGTTGTAATAGCGTTTGTATTGGCCGATCCATTAATATCATCAATTGGATAAGAGTCTACTGAGAAGTAACCAACACCCTGAGATGTATCATGTGTAAAGTAATCAAACTTAACAAGATATACATTACCATTTGCTACCGAATGTGTTGCACTTTGTTTTAATTTTAATTTAGAATGATCATAGTAGTTATCTTTCATTCCTGTACCAAGATCAAACTGATCTGTTACATCTGTACCTTCGGTAAGGCTGGTGAATACAGTGTTACCTGTTTTTACTCGAACTTCATTGAGTTTAAACCCATCACTAATACCAAGATTCCATGGACCTGATGTTGTACCAGATCCTGTAACATTAACTTGCACCAGTCGATCTTTATTGATTACTTTAGCTTTTTCTCTGCCATTGACTTTTTTAAGTTCAACAGTAGCAGAAGCCGCAACCGTTGAATTTATTGTTTCTTGTATATCAATTGTTGCGCTTGTTGTTGAGTTAATTGTAACTGAACGAGCAGCAGCATCACCACCGACACCATTTAGACTGATAACTTGTCCTGGCTTGAAGTTTTTAAATACTGTTGCACCAGTGATAGCAGCACCTTCTCCAGCACCATGAACATTGACGCTTGTAGCACCTACAATTGATGAAACAACATATGTGTTTGCTTCACCTTGTAGTTTAAGAACATCACCAATATTGTATTTTGTAGTTGCGCTTGTAAGACCAGTGATTGTATTTGCACCAGCGGCACGAGCAGCAGTTGTTTCAAGTGCCGAAGCAGTGTTTGCTGCAGCCTCTAATGTAATAGTAAAGTTCTCACGTTCTTGCGTATTATTAATTACACCAGTTGAGAAAGGATACTGTTCGTCAGAAGCAGTAGTGATTGTGACTTGACCTGCAGCAGAAATTGTAATAGGGAACTCTCTTAGGAAACGGAATTCGTTATCAATACTACCGCCAGTATCTCTTAACGTCTTAATATTTGATGCTGGGATATTAAAGATTGAACGGTTAAACTCGGTTTCTTTGACAGTCGCTGTATTTGCAACAAGTACTGTATCTGCAATACCATCAGTTGTTCCATCATCATAGAATACAGAGCGAACATTACTAAAGTTATTTGCTGTCATATTAATGTCATACAAATACATGTTGTACTTACCAGCACTATCGCCTTTTGTTCCACTGTTATATTGTACAGCACGAACACGAGCTTCACCAATTTTAGTACCGCGAGTACTTGGAAGAATAGTAGTGAAGGAGTTATTAGAAATAGCTTTTATGGCTGTGTTGTATAAATCAACTTTATCTTGACCATTAACATCCCATGTACCAACCAACTCATCTACTTCAACATAGTTACCATAGTTAGCAGGAATAGAAATGCTTACTGGTGAGTTAACATCGGTACCTTTGTCAATTGCAACATGGTTTGTTAAGAGGTTTTCTAATTCAAAACCTTTAACGTATGCTTTACCAGGAGATACATCAATCGAAAGTTTATTTACATCACCACCATTTGCGGATGTATATACGCCACCATTGTTAGCAGCATTGAGATGCTCGCGTGGGCGCGTGGTTAAACCTTTGACAATATAATCACCAGACTCATCATATGTACGGCGAGCAATGTATTCATTGATTACTGAATATCCAGGCTTGTCGGCTTTGAATTCTGGATTGCCATTTTTAATACGAAGACGTTCAACAAATTTTGTGTCGCTATTTGCTGTCAATGATAATGTTGTAAGAGTAGCAGCTAGTTTGAAACGATCCGAACCAGGAGCGGCATAGTTGTATGAACCTTGCGCTGGGTCAAGAAGCGTAGTATCAGAAGCAGATGTTACAATTGATTCGGTAATATTATAACCAATTTTTAGACTTGTATTGGATGTATACTTTCCAACAATAGTATTTGCAGCATCTACTCGAATGAAGTTATCTTTAGCATAAATTACACCAGCACCAAAAGATATACGTGAGCCTGAGCCAGTAGCAAGTATTGATGAGTTTGCGGTAATTGCATTTGCAGATAGAGCAGTGTTTGATGTGAGAACTTCAGCACTTAAAAAAGCGGCAGTTGTTCCAAGTGATCCTGAACCAGTGTATCGAATGTAAAGAGTATTTGTATCAGGATAGTTAGCCGATGCTCCACCAGCAGCATCAACAACATATGCTGTAACGCCAGATGTACCACCTGTAATTGTTGAACCAACGAATGAATATACGTTTACTGAAGCAGCATTTTGATCGTTGTCGCGAACACGAATAAATTTGATATCTTGATCATAGTTCATTTCTAAACCACGAACAGTACTTCCTTCATCAAAGATATGCTCAGCAAATCGATCAATCTGATTCTGCTGAATAGTCTGCATTTGAGTAAGTTCACGAGCCTGAACTGCTTGTCCAGGGCGAAACAATATTCTATGAAAGTTTTTAGTTTCATTGAAATCATCATAATATGGACTAACATTAAAGTTGGTCGTCAAAGAATTTGTGTTAGCAGTAGCCATTCAATTAATTCCTTAGAACTTCACGATTAATTTGATATCTTCTATTTGATCGTCTGCCCTTGAGATAGGTCCGCGATTCTCAGTGTAGATTACATCGCCAGTGTATGGCTGTAAACTCTTAGCGGCAATGCTTGCGACCGTAGCAGTAACAGAAGAAGATCCGCCTGTAATTGTCTCAGTAGTAAATGTACCATCTGTATCAATCACTCTAACAATACCAGCAGTGTTTGCACTGTTTGTATTAGCAAAGCTGACAAACTTACCTGTGGCAGCAGATGTACCACCTGTGATTGTTTCATCAGCCGTATATCGACCACTGTTTGATACACCCGTAAGAGTTAACTTTGTTGTTATATCATAAGATGAACCAGATGCAATCGAACCGTTTGCAAGAAGTGGATCTTTAAGAATACCAAGTGTGCGGAAGTCGTTGACGATTGGGAAAGTATCACCTTCTGAACCATCAAGCTGAACATTAAGAACAACATTATGACCAGCAAGCTCACTCATAGCATCTGAACCATGACCGCCTGGAGGAGCAATATATCCTACCGCAGTAGCACCAGAACCATGTGATGTATTTGCAGTAATAGCAATCGTTGCTTCGGAATACTTAGTACCAACTGAAATCATATTTACATAGTTGACCGTGTTTCCATTAGCACCACCAATTACAACATTTGCATAAGCAGTAGCGCCTGTACCATCACCTGTGATTGTAACAAGAGGTCCAACTGCATATGTTGAAGAAGTATTAGGAGTCGTATCGAATGTAGTTTTTAATTGAACAACCTTTGATGCTCCTACATAATCTGTGATTTCACGTACTTGACCAGAACCAAGACCAGACGCAATATACAGAGCAGAACCATTATAGATATTATCCGTTCCTGAAGCACCTGAAGAAAGTGTCATTGTGTCGCCATCAGCAACAGCGGCAAGCGTTCCAGATTGTGTTAGATAGGAGTTACCAAATGCAGTAACATCAACAATATCAATAGCACCATTAGAAGCAGCAGCCTGAACATCCCACTGAGCGGAACCATCATCAGACGCCAGAGTCTTGACAGGTTGCCAGCTATTCGAAAGGAACTTTAAAGCATTACCAGCGTCTACAGTATACATATACTTCCAATGATAACCATCAGCAGTAACGAGTGTAGATGTAGAAGTGCCAGTTGGCGCAACCGTTGAAGCAGTGCCTTTATTATTAAATAAACATTTGTAAACATCAAACGTAGAGCTTGCCACATACATACCATTTGAACTTGCTGGCGTATCATGTAATGTAGTTGATAGGTTACTATACTCACGATAAACTTTACCAGCAGTCCAATTGTAGCGCGGAATTGTAAATGTTACATCTGCGCTCTGAACTCTCTTCGCAGCGAGCATTTTCTTCCAACTGTTATAGTCCGTTTCTTGGACTGAATCAGTAGGTGTGGGTGGATTATTATCATCTGGCCATGCAGTTATACGAGCAATGAAGAGATACATATTTGTAGAGGCTGCTTCACTAAATGCTTCTTGAAATTGTTCAGCATTGTGAAGTCTAAAGCGACGAGTTACTATTCCTGGCATTTTCTATCAATCCTTATGACTGAACAATATTTTATTTGTTTATAATGTTATTTATAATGTTTAGACAACCGTTCCAACATAAAAAGTACCATTTGATAGAGTACTTCCACTGTATGGAGCATGAATAGACATTGATGTATTTGAGAATACTGTATTTGTATAGTATAATGCATTGGCAGTAGGACCATATGTATCTACAATTCTTAATACTGTATTACCAGCTGGAATAGCTACCGTAAACACAGTATTATTACCAACGAGAAGTTTAGGCGTTCCGATAATATTAATTGTTACATTTGCATACAAGCTGATGGCTGTGGCTGAGAATGTATTAATTAATGGGTTATTATATATGAATAGATCACCAGCAGCTTGAGCAAAAGTAATTATTGATGTTTCAATGCTACCGAGCGTAGGCTCTATTATAGATATTCTTTCAATTGTAGGTATCGTATTGGCGGTATTAATAAAGGTGACTTGCGGTAGATTGATATCAACTTCTGTTTGTATTTTATAAGAAACTTCAGTTGATCCTGTTGTAACAATAGGAGGCTCGGCTTCAGAGAACAAACGAATACGACCAAACATCTTTGTTCCAGATGGATGTACAATATCATTTACAAGTTTACGATATGTGTTTGTAAACTGATCAGAACCAATTTCATATGAATACTCTTGATAATATCGATTATCCTGAAGTTTGTTGTTCCAACTCAACCAACCCTTTGTATCAATATACTTTCCTGGATAGCTTATGACACCAGAAACAAACGGATGACCCTCAGCAGCTTGTGTACCTGCCCTTGTTATGTTACTAATAGTCACTTGATCATCACGGTTATATGTCGTGCCAAACTCAGATACATTAACTGATGTGATTGCTCCAGGAACATTTGCAGCAACGATGCTTGCATTATCACCTTTAATGCCACCGCTACCATCAGGTATCAGTGAAAGAGCAACATTCTCTTGTACTACTGCTGAAGTTGGAATTGTAGAATATCCATACCCAAAATTTGTAGTGGTAATTGAAGCAATTGTTCCAACTGTAATAGCGTCAAAATCTAGAGAAGCTAACGTAGAAGCTACGTTTGCATTTGCAAAGTTAGTTCCAACTGATGCAGTGTTTGCTCCTGCTGATACAAACTTTGGACCTGTGTTTAAAATAACATTTGCCACAGGCTCAATAGTGTTAGTCATTACATTGAGTGATTCGGTACTCGAAATACTATCAATTGTAAATGCTGTTTCAGCACCACCATTGTCTGTAATAGTAATTGTAGCACCAGTTGTATACCCAGAACCACCATTAACAATAGACCACTGAACAGCACTTGTATCAGTCGTGCCAGTTACCGCACCGTTTGCTCCAGAACCCGATATACTTGTTAAATTTACAATATCATCTGTTCTATGAAACGCGCCGCCCTCAGTGATAAGAACACCTTGAAGTGGACCACTCAATGCTACAATCGTTGCATAAATGCTATTATTACTTACAAGTGCAACCTTTTCGTTATCTTGGAAAGCACCAACAACATCAAGTAGATATAGCTCATCAACTAATGTACCACCTGAAAGAGTGCCAATGATCTTATCTACCTTTGCAGTAGCTCCACTTGTCAACCCTTCTACGTTTTGATTAGAAAACTCTGTTGTTACACCAACGCGAGGAGATCCAATGCGGATTGCTTTTTCTATTACCCAACGACCATCCGATGCGCGAAGCATATCTTCGCCTGGATAATAAAAGTCTATTTCTTCGTTGTAGAGCAGACGGAATAAAAGACGATAAGATAATTCAGAGCCACGCGCACGATACATATCTTTAGCATGTTTTGCGAGCTTTTTTCTATCAGCAAGTGTTGCTCTTGGGATAGAACCCATGACTTCACGATGAAAAAACTCTAGGTATTTGTCATAC